CCTACAACCCGTTATCAATGAACGAAGATTACTTTTTCCCAGTCACTGCTGATGGTCGAGGGTCATCAGTTGAAGTGCTACCTGGCGGACAAAGTCTAGGTGAGATAGATGACTTGCGATATTTTAATAATAGATTAGCTCGTGGATTACGTGTACCAAGTTCATATTTACCTACTGGTCCTGACGATTCTAACACTCCACTGAGTGATGGCAGAGTGGGAACGGCAATGATCCAAGAGTTTAGATTTAATCAATATTGTGAAAGATTACAAAATTACGTTGCGTTAAAGCTTGATGAAGAATTTAAGTTGTTTATGCGATGGAGAGGATTCAATATTGATTCTGGATTGTTTACGTTAAAGTTTAATCCTCCACAAAACTTTGCCGCGTATCGGCAAAGCGAGTTAGATAATGCTAGAGTTAGCACATTCGCATCGATGGAAGCATTCCCTTATATTTCAAAACGTTTTGCGTTAGAAAGATTCTTGGGGTTAACTGAAGAAGAAATCACTAAGAACGAACAGTTATGGCACGAAGAAAACGACAGCCACGAAGAGCAAACCCCTACTGGTTCTGACTTGCGTAATGTTGGCGTGAGTGTGGGAGGTATAGAATCAGATGAACAAACTGCTGATGATCTTGAAACTCCACCCGAAGAAGGTGAAGAGGTTGCACCTGAAGTTGCTGGCCCAGTATCGTCAGCCCCAGGTGCAGCGATACCAGGTGGTGCCGGCGGCAATCTAACTGCATAAATTGATAAATAATCAATAGGGATAGTAAAATGAAATTAATGGAAATGTTCGACCCGCCTGTTCCCGGCTACCAAGACGTTGATGCCGATCAGAGTAAACCTATTTGGAAACAATCTAGAAAAACCAAGCTTACACTAAAGCAATTGAGAAAATTGCGAAAGATGTTGGATGTTAGAAACTACGAAAAAAAGCAGCATCTTAAAAAAGTTCATACGCAATACGGAGCCAAAGCAGAATCTCCCTCAATTTAAGTTGTCTTAAACTGGTAAAACGCTAAAAAAGCATAGTTATTACGCTGTTTGTCGTGATATGCACTAAATAATTCTACAAAGCCATTACCAGGAGAAACAAACAATGGACAACAAAAAATTTGAAAAACTTATTGACCTAATCATCAATGAGGACGAAGAACAAGCACGTGAATTATTTCACGACATCGTTGTAGAAAAATCCCGCGAAATCTATGAGTCTATCATGGACGAAGAGATGGGAATGTCGGATGATGTTGAAGAAGGCATGGGCGGCCAAGTAGGTGATCTGATGGATGAAATCAGCAGCGAAGAAGCCGGCGGAATGACCGAAGAAGATGAAGATGGTATGGACGGCATGGATGACCTCGAAGGTGATGATGTTGTCGATATTGAAGCTGACGATGCTGCTAGCGAAGGCGGCGAAGTTGAAGATTCTGTTATCCGCATTGAAGACAAACTAGACCAATTGATGGCTGAATTTGAGCAAATCATGGGTGGTGGCGGTGATGACGAAGGCGCTGAATTCGGTGACGAAGAAGCTGCTGGCGAAGAAGGTGCTGAAGATTTCGGCGACGAAGAAGACACCGGCGAAGAGATGATGGAAGCAGTTCAGCTACAAAACGTCAAGGGTCTATACGGTTCTAAAATCGGCGGCGACAATGGCGCCCAAACAAAGAGCCCGGGCTTACAAAACAGCGGACAAGCTGGAATGGACAGCAAGCCTGTCACATTCTCTGGTCAAAATGAACCAGTTCCAACAAGCCCAAAGAACCCAAGTAACTATGGTACTAAGGGTGAGACGCAAGTTAAAGGTGCTGGACAGTTTAAGAATGCACCGGGCGGCAACGCTGGCAAGACAGCATTCAAAGATAAAGCATCGCGTGATTGGGGCAAAAAAGATAGCTCGACAGGCAAAGAAGTTGGTGCAGGCGGTAGCGTAGCACAAAACGACAAGAGCCCGATTGCTGAAGCCCGCAAGCCTGTTAAACGTATTGTTAGATAAAAGGAAACCTGAGAGCAATGGCTTTGTATCTTGGAGGTAAAGATCACTTGCGTAATGTAACGCAAGTGTATCTGTACAATAGGACTCGTACATCCATAGAGCGGTGTACGAGTCCTTGTACGCTTACTAGATACAAAACTACAAATAGTTGGTCATTTCGTTCGACGGAGATTCTATAATGGCATTATACTTAAAAGAGCACTTGACGTTTGACCGCGCCGGAATGGTGGTTGAATCAGTAAGTGAAGGGGATAAAAAGAACCTGTATATGAAGGGGATTTTTATTCAGGGCGGAGTTAAGAACGCAAATGAACGTGTGTATCCTGTTTCTGAAATAGAATCTGCGGTAAATACGTTGAATGAACAAATTACAACTGGTTATTCAGTATTAGGTGAAGTAGATCATCCAGACGATTTAAAAATTAATTTAGATCGGGTATCACATATGATTACTAGTATGTGGATGGATGGCGCTAATGGGTTTGGAAAACTAAAAATCTTACCAACTCCAATGGGTCATCTAGTAACTACCATGTTAGAGAGTGGTGTTAAACTTGGTGTATCAAGTCGTGGTAGTGGTAATGTTAATGATATGGATGGCAGAGTTAGTGATTTTGAAATAGTAACGGTTGATATTGTAGCGCAACCATCTGCTCCAAATGCTTATCCAAAAGCTATTTACGAAGGTATGTTGAATATGAAGCACGGCCATAAGATTTTATCAAATCTTAAAGGTGCGGATGCTAGTAAAGATGCAAAAGTTCAAAGATATGTGAAAGAAGAGATAATTCGTTTAATCAAGGATATGAAAATAAAATGATTAATCGAGTACAAATACACGGAGTAGATAGGTCTACTTCTGTAATACTTGGTGAACCAGAGTTAAATGGTTCAAAACAAGGGGGAAATAATGAATTTAGAAATCATTAAACCGTTGCTTGAAAGCGGCCTCATCAGCGAAGAAACTAGTGCTTCTATTACCGAAGCCTGGCAGTCTAAGTTAGTTGAAGCACGTGAGCAAGTTCGTGCAGAACTCCGCGAAGAGTTTGCACATCGGTATGAGCATGACCGTACTGTGATGGTTGAAGCCTTGGATAAGATGGTAACTGATAGTTTGACTGGTGAAATCTCAGAATTTCATTCAGAAAGACAATCAATGCACGAAGACCGTGTACAAGCAAAACTAAAGCTACGTGAAAATGCGTCAAAGTTTAATGAATTTATGGTTACTAAACTAGCCGAAGAAATCAAAGAACTACGCAGTGATCGTAAGATTGCAAAAGAAAGTCAACACTCACTAGAACAATTTGTTGTTCAAGCTCTTTCCAGAGAAATTAAAGAATTCTCACAGGACAAGAGAGCAGTTGTTGAGGCTAAAGTTAAACTTGTAGCTGAAGGTCGCAAACAACTTGAAAAACTAAAAGCTAAATTTGTAGCTGAAAGTGCGTCAAGAATGAATGCTGCTGTTACTAGACATCTAAAGGGTGAATTAAGTCAGCTTAAAGAAGATATACAAAGCGCCAGAGAAAATAACTTTGGACGTAAATTGTTTGAAGCATTTGCTAGTGAATTCTCTGTCACTCATTTAAATGAGAAAGCAGAAACTCGCAATCTAATGCATAAGTTACAAGAAAAAGATCAACAACTATCTGAGTCTGTCCGTAAAATGGAACAAGCTAAGAAATTGATCGAAACCAAAGAACGTGAAGTTCGAATTATTAAAGAATCTAATCTCCGTGAAAAAACAATGGGTGAATTAATTAGCACATTGAACGAAGAAAAGGCTTCAGTAATGAAGAGCTTGCTAGAAAGCGTGCAGACACCTAAGTTGCAGGCCGCTTTCGATAAGTATCTACCAGCAGTTCTAAATCAAGGTACTGATAAGAAATCTGTTAAACAGGCTATTTCTGAATCAAGAATGATTAGTGAAGTTACTGGTGATAAATCTGCCAAAAAAGAATTTGAAGTCGAAGCACGTGATAATGTCATTGACATCAAACGTCTGGCAGGGCTTTAATCAAAGACATATATTAGGAGAAAACACAAATGTCAAAAGTACTCTTAGAAAGCCGTTGGGATGAGACCAAAGAGGCCCTGTTAGAAGGATTAAAAGGCAATCGCCGCTCAACAATGGGTGTTCTTTTAGAGAATACCAAAAAGCAACTACTTGCTGAATCTACCGCCGGCACAACAACTGCAGGTAATATCGCTACTTTAAATCGCGTTATTCTTCCAGTTATCCGTCGTGTAATGCCAACCGTTATCGCTAACGAATTGGTAGGCGTTCAGCCAATGACTGGACCAGTTGGTCAGATTCACACTCTACGTGTTCGCTATGCTCAGTCGTTAACCGACAACTCAGCAGCGCAAACAAGCGTAACAGCAGGTGAAGAAGCTTTGAGCCCGTTTAAAATTGCTCAAGCATATTCACGTGTTAAGGGTGACGCTACTACAACTGACTACTACACTGGTGCTGACACTGCTAGCCTTGAAGGCAACGGCGGTAAACAAATCAGCGTTCAGATTCTACGTCAGGCCGTTGAAGCCAAGTCACGTAAGTTGCAAGCTCGTTGGACATTCGAAGCTGCTCAAGATGCTCAATCGCAACACGGGATTGACGTTGAGGCAGAAATCATGGCTGCTTTAGCGCAAGAAATTACCGCTGAAATCGACCAAGAAATTCTATTGTCGCTACGCACTCTAGCATCGATTGAATACACTTACAACCAAGCTACCGTTTCAGGTACTGCCACATACGTTGGTGACGAACACGCTGCTCTAGCTGTTCTTATCAATCGTGTTGCTAACTTGATCGCCCAACGTACTCGTCGTGGCGCTGGTAACTGGGCTGTTGTATCTAGTGCTGCATTGACTGTTCTTCAGTCTGCTACTACTAGCGCATTCGCTCGCACTACAGAAGGCACCTTCGAAGCACCTACAAACACCAAGTTTGTTGGTACATTGAATGGCGCTATGCGCGTGTTCGTTGACTCATATGCTCCTGACAATACTCCAGTCTTGGTTGGATACAAAGGCTCGTCAGAAACAGATGCAGCGGCATTCTATTGCCCTTACATTCCGTTGATGAGTAGTGGTGTTGTTCTTGATCCGTCAACATTCGAACCAGTCGTGTCATTTATGACAAGGTATGGCTACATCGAGCTTACTAATACTGCCTCAAGTTTCGGCAATGCCGCGGATTACGTTGGGGAAATAAACGTGCAAAATCTTACTTTTCAGTGAAATCAAGCACTTACGAGAACTACTTCAAGTAGTTTCTCAACACAAAGGGACACTTCGGTGTCCTTTTTTGTATCTAAAAATAGTGGAAAGTGATATTCTGTATAAATACTATTATGCTCGCAAACAAATATTCCAAACTCTATTACAAAATAACTGATAATGCTAAACAACGCACTACAGAGGGTTACACTGAACGGCATCATATAACACCACAGTCAATGGGCGGCAGTAATGACACTGCAAATTTAGTAGAACTAACAGCAAGAGAACACTTTATTTGTCATTGGTTGTTGATAAAAATGACAGAAGGCAAAGATAGAAGTAAGATGGTGTATGCTCTAAACGGAATGAAGGCAGAGAATAAATATCAAAAAAGATACCATACAAAAATAACAGCTAGAGTCTACGAAACCTACAGAATAGAACACGCAGCCAATCATAGTAAAACGATGAAAGGCAGATCTTCAAAAAATAAAGGTATTCCGATGTCCAGTGAGTTGAAACAAAAACTAAGAGAAAAGGCAAAAGCAAATCACGCTAGTGGTAAAGTATACTCTGAAGAATCACAAAAGAAAAGATTGTCTAAAATGATAGGTTATACACATAGTGAAGAAACTAAACAAAAACAAAGTTTAGCATCAAAGGGTAAACCTAAAGGTCCTATGAGTGAAGAAGAAAAACTAAAGCGTTCTGTAACACAAAAGGGTGTTGCAAAAGTAAAGACACACGCAACAAATGTAGCCAACGCAGTATTAGGTAACATCAGTATCAACAAAGACAATACAGAAAAGAAAGTAAAGAAAGACACACTACAAAGTTACTTAGATGATGGTTGGCAACTTGGTGGAAAAAAGCGTAAGATAGCATAAATACAATATCTCAATGGGATGGGAAGTTTACATCAAGGGCTCTGTAATACAGAGCCTTTTTTGTTTTATAATAAATATATAATGGAAACTACACAACTACCTCAACCAAAGAAAATTACAAAAAAGCGCCAAGCAAAATTACTTGCCCACGCTAATAGAGATGCACTCCACACTGTAAAACGAAGTGGCAAGTGGCCGGGAGTTAAGAAGAAACATTTAAAACTCAACTCAACTTGTGCTGCGTGTGGTACTAAAAATGATTTAGAAGTTCATCATAAAAAACCCTATCACTTGCATCCAGAGTTAGAACTTGATCTTACCAATTTGATCACATTGTGTATGGAAAACTTATGTCACATAGATATCGGTCACGGGGATAG